AGTTTTCAGTATACCTCTAAGTCGTTCAAAGAACTGACCTTGTAATGCTACACTCTGTCCATTCTTTACACGAAAATCAACAACGGTACACCTAGAGTGTAATGGTTCAATAATCTTGTTAATAAAGTTACAAGTAAATATAAACCTACAGTTACTATGAAACTCCTCCACAGCACTTCTGAGAGACAGTTGAACATCGTTGGTTGTGTTATCTGCTTCATCTATAATAACGACCTTGTGGGACGCTCCAGAGGTCAATGAGACCGTTGAAGCAAATGTCCTTATTCTATTCCTTACAGTGTCAAGGAACCTACCCTCATCAGATCCATTGATCATAATGTAGGATGCACCAATCTCATCACAGAGAGCCTTGGCAATTGTAGTCTTACCTACACCAGCAGATCCAGACAACAAAAGGTTTGGAATCTCTTTCTGAGAAACAAACCCCTTGAATACATTCTTGATACTGTCAGGTAGAATACAATCTTCAACAATGGTAGGACGGTATCGTTCTACCCATAAAAAATCAGTTTTCACTTTGTGTAATAATCCCCTTTTCACGTAGATCGTAATATCTCATACGAATTTGATTCTTAAACCATGCAGACCTATTTGGAGCAAGATCATACTTCACCAACTCATCAAGAATCTTTAGGAGATCTTGCTCCTTTGGAGTAAAAGAAATCTGAACAACTCTTGTATGAGGGGTCATGGTTCTAGTGCAATATAATAGGTTAGGTCTAATGTAGTATTATTCCATTCAGAAATTAATCCTTTGGATACCTTAACATTATAATCACCTGGTAGCAATCTAAGATTTTCAATCTTAACATCTAAAGAATAATCACCAGTACACTCACCAACAATATCTTGCTTGTATGTGTTACTAGTATCATTCTCCTTGTCAGATAAAACTAATCTAACCTTACCATCCTTAGACTGGAATGACATATCAGGAAGACTATACACAGCAGATGCTTTCTGCAATGCTATTAAATCATCTGCTGTAAGATTGAATTGTATATCTGCACCTGGAAATTTTACATTCTTTTCTGGTGCTGATTTAAGGGTGATCTCAGGGTCAGAAAAATAGTACTTGACAGACCTACCAGAGCCAACAATCCGAACAAAGTCATCACTGGAGAAGTCCAGTTGAGGATTGTCAAACAAAGTGATGCCAGAAAGAAACTGACTGAGATCATATATTGCGAAGTCCACAGGAAATACTTCCTCGCTAGTGAACTTGGAGAGAATATTCTCTGCGTTTGATATAGTTCTGAGGGTACTCCCCTTCCTGAAGACGATGCTAGAATTGATCGTTGCGTAGTTCTTGAGGACATCTAATGTTGTTCTTGATAATGTTACTGTCATTTACTTGTCATAATCTACGGAAAAAGCGGTAGCTCCAGTCTGGGCAGCATTTGCTGCTGCTTGTTTATCATTGAAGTGACAAAGCAATACAGCATAATGGATAATCTTAATGATATCCTTACGTGCTGTACCTTTTCTGTCATACCGTGAAGCATATTTCAAAATGTTAGACCTACAGAATGCTTCTGCGTCACCTACTGAATCAATCAAGTCCAAAGTCTGAACATTGTTTGAAGAGTAGTGACCCCTGTAAGTTCCACTGATATAATCTGAGACCTCCTTCAAGATCTCGTTCTCATTATATTTCAAGGTGTCCATACGTATTGTATCTCTTCATAATAACACTCTTTGGGAGTTCCGTCAAGTTTCATTACTGTGATCTTATCATCATGGACTCTTTGGACTCTGGCAGCACCCCCCTCAAGGGTAACGATGCTGCCTATAAATCTACAATCTCCTTTACTCAGCATCGGATTCCTCCTCAGTAGCTACATCTGCATCAATCTTATCGTAGAGTTCTAAGAATGACTGCTTAGTCTCATCATCAAATCTATTTACACAGACCTTGATTGCTTTGAGTCTATCATTCCAGATAACGAAGGCACGAATGATGTGTACAAGTCTACGTGTAGAAATCACTTCATCTATACCACCATCATTGTATGTTCTACGAATGATGTCTGCCCAGTTAGCAAGGTTCTCACAGAACTTCTCGTCAAGTACACCTAAGTTACCAGATACTTTCTCAAGTATTTTCTGTTCCGTCTTGGTAGTTGGGTACTCCTGTTCAAAGGTCAATGCGAATCTTTCAAGGAAGGCTTCATTGAGCACGTTAGTTCCAATAAATCGTCCATCATCTGAACCTTTACCTTTAGTATTTGCGGTTGCAATGATGTTGAAACCCTCCTTTGGTTTGATGAACTTTCCAATTTTTTTAAGGAAAACTCCTTTACCCTCAAGGATGCTCTGGAGGCAGAGGATTTTGTTTGAGGCAAGGTCAACTTCGTCAAGGAGCAAGACAGCTCCTCTGTTGAGAGCTTGAATAACTGGTCCATCGTGCCAGATGGTTGCACCGTTAACAAGACGGAACCCACCAATGAGATCATCTTCATCTGTCTCTATTGTAATGTTTACACGAATTAGTTCCCTATTTAGTTGAGCACATGCTTGCTCTACACTAAGTGTCTTACCATTACCAGAGAGTCCAGTAATAAATGTAGGATAGAACATACCAGAACTGATGATCTTCTTCACATCAGAGAAGTTACCAAACGGTACATAGTTTGGATCCTTATCTGGTACAAAGTTCTCTTCTACAGCAGGTACTGCTGGTAGTCCTTCATAGACTCTTTCTAGTTTCTCTGCTACAGATAAGTTCCATGTCCCACGTGTTACTTTCTGGAACTGTGGAAGTTTATTAATTCTTTTAGTGACACTCTGAACCTTTACACCAAAGTGTTCAGCAGCACCTTTAACCTGATCGCTAGTTACTACTTCACCATCCTTTGATAGGAAGTTGATCAAGTCATCATTTGTAAATTTGGATTGGAAAGGCATTTGTTTTTTGTCTGTATGAATATAGTATAAGGGATTGTTTAAAGGAATGGGGAAGTAGTAGACACTTCCCCGACTGTCACGCTATCTGCTCAACGAATGAAGTAAGAAGCTTCTTATTAGTAGACTTACTCTTAAGCATCTTCTTGAATGCTCTAGAGATATCTGCTTTCTTAGCACCTTCCTTAACCTCAAACTCAACATCTTCATCAAGATCTTTGGAAGAGATAGCATAGAGAGAACTATAACCTTTAGGGAATGGAATAATTGCTGACTTCTGCTTTCTCCACTGTTGCTGTACTTGATCATAATGTTGATAATCAGCAAATCTAGCAACGAACTCAGATAATCTCTTGGCAGGAAGAACACGAAATCCAATTACATTTACACCTTCATTTCTGTCACGTACTTGTTGAATAAACGTGGTGGTAGATTGAGCATATCCATCCATCCTTTTATAAATTCTTCCAGTCTTACGATCACGTAACTGACAGACACCATAATGAAGACTACGAGGACGTACTTTACCTTCTTCTCCTTCATACTGTGTAGTAGAACCATAAGAAATAGAGTTTGCTTCACCATCAGTTAGGATACAAGCATTTACTCTTTGAAGATCATTATTTTTCTTAAACTCAGGAATAATGTGGTTTAATAAAATAATTGCTTCATTCAGTGGAGTACCAGATAGTTCTAATCCTGTTGTGTAATGATAAAGAGTTCTGTGACCAAATGCATAAGCTTCTCTGAAAAAATTCTTACACTGTCTTTCATAATCTTTTGGATTAGAACGAGAAGATAAGAAGTTAATCATATGGAACTCACCATCACCAAGATATATTTTACCTTTCTCAAGGCCTTCATACTCTCTATAAGAGTTACCATACCATCCACCATAGTAATTAATTTCTTCACCAGTTGCAAGAGCACGTGCTACTTTCTGCCACTCATTAGTGAAAGCATATACTTCAAATGGTATTTGAACTTTCTTACAGAATGCAGTTAGATTAAGTAGTTGCTTAACAGTAGCAAAGATTTCATACTGCATAGAACCAGACCAGTCAAGAACAAAGATCATGCCGTGGTTCTTACCATCAGGTACGATGTTTATTCTCTTGAATAGATCTTCATTGTACTTGTATGTGTGTAATCTTGATGTATCCAATACACCAGTTCTTGCAGTTGAGGTACGTGCATATGCATCAGCAGATTTCTTACACTCAAACTCTTTAACAAGATAGTTAACTTCTTTCTTGTTCTCATTACGAAACTCTTGATACTCACGATCAACATCTGCATAAGATGCTCTATCATCATACTCAGAATAAGCTTCTGATTCTTCTTGCTGACTTTCTATCCACTCATGTACAACCTTCCAGTCAACAATATGCTTATCAAGATCAACCTTCTCAGAAATCTCAACATAAGTAATATCTCTACCATTAGTTGTGTTTGATAAAGATTCAGTCTTTCTATCAAACTTCTCTTGAGTAGAACCTTCTTCGTGGTGCTCACCACCTTGCTTATATGAAGGATTCTCTCTATCAAATTCTACTTCCTTCTCTTCTTTAGTTAAACCTTCATACTCAGTATTGTCTTGACCTAAATCAGGACGCTTCTCCTCACCCTCTTCTCCTGTTTCAGGAGAATCAATTTGATTCTGTCCCTGTGAATTATTGACAGAAGATGGTTGTTGATTCTGTTCCTGCTCCTGTTGTTGTGCTTCTACATACTTGCGAATATCATCAGCAAGGCTTAGAACCTCATCAAATGTTTCTGTGTTCTCTGCACGTGTTACAAATACTTTCTCTTCCTCTTGGAAAGGAATAAGAGCAGAAGCACCAACCTTATAGTGTAGATTGATACGGTCAATCAAAGCAAACTCTTCTAGGTTCTCATCTTGAATCTCAAAGAAGTCCAATGCGTTGAGTTCAGCATACCCACCAGCAAAGCTCTTACGAAGACCAGGATACTTACGCTTCATTAATTTTTCAATGCGAACATCTTCAACGACATTCACATAAGACTGGGGAACTTGAACCTTTAGAGTCCAGTCCTCATTAGGTGTGAACAATGCGTGTCCAACCTCATGACCAACAAGCATATCATATACAATACTGCTTGCTTTGTCCCAGTTAGGTAAGGTAAGTACTCTGCGTTCTACATCAAACTGTGCAGTAGGTACGCTACGGTGCTCAACCACTAAATTTTCTGTTGCTAGGAGTCTTGCTAGATTTCCTTTAATTTCTTGTTGGGACATTCAATTCTTTTGCTGATGTACCTATAATAACAAAGAAATGGGTTATCCGATCAAGGCATGTGTCACTTCGTGAACTGTCTCCTCCATGATGGAATAGTTCTTATCCTTACTGACTGTGATAGTCCTATCAAACTTATCATCTAAAATGGACTTGTGTGAGATAACAAATACGTTTGTACTATCGTCAAAGTTACGTAAGATCCAACCAAGATCAGAAGTACCAGACTGGTCAAGCGATCCGTCAAAGATTTCATCTAGTATTAAAAGGTTAGTGTCAACGCTATTCTTCAACTTAGCAACACTACGCCAAGTAAGAAGAAGAGCAATATCTATACGTGCTTTTTCTCCTTCGCTGAAGGACTCATACGTAAAGACATCTCTATATCTAGACTTGATAGTCTCGTCAAAGTTCTCATCTAAAGTAAAATTAACATAAAAGTCCATACTCTGAAGATACTGATTGATCAGTTTATTCATCGTAGGAAGATAAGTCTTGATGATTCTAGTCTTAATACCACTGTCTTTCAACAGTGTTGTAGCCACCTGTAACACATCACGATCCTTCTTACTGACAATACAATTCTTCTTGGTCTCTTTCTTATCCTCTATCAATCCTTCTAACTTAACAAACTCTGCTTTCTTATCTGGTGTACTACCTTCTAGTTCTTTAATCTCCTTATCAATCTCAGTAACATTATTTCTAATAGTCATTAATTGATAATTAACATTTGTTATAAGAGTATTCCTTTCATTAACTTGTTGTGATAACTCAAGAAACTTTTCACTCCTCTTTTCTTCTGCTTCAATTGCTGTAGTAAGTTCTTCATATCCACCATGCATTTCCTCAAGTTTAGACTTACCATTTTCTATCATCTCATGCCTAAACTCATCTGATAAATCCTGAGTACATGTAGGACATACATGATTATCCTCAAAGAACTGATGCTCCTTCTTACAATTCTTTAATTTTGTGTTTAACCTTATTAATATTGTATTTAATTTCTTTAGTTTACTAGAGCTTTTAGAATAATCTTCCATCTCTTTAGAGAGATCTTTAACTTCTTCTGTGAGATTGTGAATATATTCTGTAGAGGTTTGTTCTTCATCATGATATTCCTTAATCTTTTCTTTCTTTTTATCAATCTCTGCTTCTGTTTTCTTCTTCAACTCTAACATATATTTCTTTTGGAGTTCTATCTTCTCTTCCAAAAGGTGTAAGTTATAATCAAGATCCTTAATTTCTTCATTATTCTCTCTTATCTTATCCTTCAACTTACCATTCATAATAGAGAACACTTGAATGTCTAATATATCTTCAATGATTTCTCTACGTTGCTGACCAGGTAACCGCATGAAAGGAACAAAGGTACTAGATCCTAACACTACAATCTGTGTAAAAGACTTGTAGTTCATCTTCAAGATGCTTTGTTCAAAATTCTTTTGTTGATCTACTGCCTTAGCATCCTCATCCCACAACTCACCATTACAAAAGATCTGAAACTTATTAGGTTTGATACCACGTACAACTGTATACTTATTCTTACCAATACTAAACTCTATCTCAACCATAGTGTCTTTCTCATTGACACTATTCACCAGCATACTCTTACTGATCTTTCTAAATGGTCTTCCAAACAAAGAAAAGGTCAACGCATCTAAGATGGTTGACTTGCCTGATCCATTAGTACCGACAATTAAATTAGTTCTAGAAACTTGAAGATCTACCTCAGAGAATACATTCCCTGTTGAGAGGAAGTTCTTCCAGCGAACTTTTTCAAAAACAATCATTCTTTAGTTACTACATCAGGTGGTATAATAAGATCATCAGGAGTTATAATAGAAAACTTCTGATTTTGTGCTCTACATGAATTAATAATGTGTTCTGCTTCTGCTTCCAATACTTCCA